GCAGCGCCTGAAATGGTCGCATCTAATCCAGACAGTGAGAGTGTAATCTTGTAAGGGCTAACGTCTGCGCCCTCTTCGATCTGGCTAATTTCGCCAAGATCTCCGACACCTAGCCAATCGTGACCTCCCCATGTATAGGTGCCAATTGAGTTGTGCAGGTAAACCGTACCCGATGGAAACTGTAGCTCAGCAAAGGTGACGAGCGCGACATGCTGCGACGAGAGCGCAGTCAGTACATTGGAAGGAAAGCCGCGACTCATGCTAGAACATCCTCGACGGCTTCAATCGTAAAGCTAGATATTATTCCAGGCTGAGTGTCCCAGGACGCTGGCCCTGCAAGCATGAATACACCAGACACCGGGGTCAGATAGTCCACGACTGTATTGTTCGCTGCTGTCTTCCTAATAGGCGGGGCAATAGACAACGTAACATTGCCAGAGGCATCAGAGTTGGCGTCAGCAATCACCATGTGAAGCTCGGAATTGAACGAGATGTAGTCTCCCGCTCGCAAGTAATTGTTCACGGATGCAGTAGCACCATCACACACCAAGCTGGTGCCAGATTGCGTCCCGCCGTTAATAAGTAACGTACCGCCACCTGCGCCCCTTCGCGTATACGAGTGATCATGCAGGGTAAATCTATGTTGTTGACCGTTTAACTTGACTACAAAAGCCTGCATCTCTCGCCTATCGTCGCCAGAGAGATTCGTGAACTGCAAGCTAGCCTTCCACAATGAGCCTTTGCGCGAAGAAGTTTGTATCGCATTAGTCAAGGGTGACTGAAACGTGCGCGTATTGGCTACAAGCTCAAACGTGTTCTTCGTAGGGGTGATGCTGGGAAATGCAAATGTGGTCACGCGAACCGCCTCCTGCGCATCAAGTCTTGGATTGTCATTATAGTCTGCTGCGATGTCTGAGCCATAGCAGTTTTAATCTTCTGGTCTACGTCAGCACCAGCGCCGCTCGCATCGACATTGTTAATCACCGTGATACCAGAGCCACCACCAGCCCTGTGATCAACGATGGTTTCGTCGGGATGAACGAGTGCCATTCGACCACCCTTACCGTCGAGCCCTCCTGCGCGAGCACCCATACCTGTAAAACCACCCCCTTCAAAAGATTGCGCCTTGATCTGAGCTACATTTGCTAGACCCAATGTAAGGGCGGCCGCTGCCATCGCTTGGGGTATAGGGAATGGGAATGGCGCTGCAAGGGCGTTGTTTGCGGCTTGGAACGCAGATATCGTGGCTTCCGCCATGCGATAACCCTTTTGCATCTGGAATACTTTCTTATTTTCAGCATCAAGCGCAAAAAGCTGATCTCTGACACCGCTGATAGCCAAATCTTTTGCCTTCTGCTGGTCTTGCAGATCCTTCTCTCGCTTTTTCTTTGCTTCTTTGAATCGTTTGTCTTGCTCTCTGGTGACAACTTCAAATGCTTTGCGTTCTGCTTCCGCTAACTTTTCTGCTTCTGAGCGCGCGGCTTCATTCGCTGCCAGTTGATCTTTGCGCGCTTGCTCGGCTGCTTTCAAAAGCTCAATCTGGTTGGTGAGTTCTATATTGAGGCGCTCTTCCTCAGTTATCACGCCATCAAGTTGTGCTCTATATATAGCGACACCAACGGCATTTTGTCCGAATGTGTCTATCTGCTCTTGCAAACTCTCATTTGCTTTTACAATGCTTGGATCAACGCCAGACAAGGCTTCATCTAAACGATTTAGCTCCTGCTGAGCTAAGTTTATTTGCTTCTCGTATTTTTTTACGTCTTCAGTGGCTTGCTCAAAAGCTGCAGCGTTCTGGTTTACACGACCGCGAGTACGGACGACTGCCTTTTGTAGCTTTTGTTCTTCAGCCTCCGCTAATCTCTCCATCGCAACTTGTTGTGCGTTGAAGACCTTAGTACGACGTTCTAACAGAGCAGTCTCAGCTAATTCTCTCTGCGCGCCAGATAAGGTGTGTAAAGCGGCCGTGGTTTCTAAAGCGTCTTCCTCTAGCTCTTCTAATAGATCAGAGGATTCAGTGAGGGACTTAACAAGCGGGCCAGCTATACCTGCGGAAATGGCCAGGACGGCACCGAACATTGCGCCGCCTGGGCCAAACAGCGCAGCGATTTGACCACCTTGCTGACCAAGGATTACAAAGGCATTAGTGCCCATTTGCGCTTGGACTGCGATGTCTTGAAGTTGGTGACCGATCTGACCGAAACCTCCACGCATTAGGCGCATGGAATTTCCTAAGTCACGAGCTTGTTTCCCTGTTTTATTAAGGTCTCCTTGAACGCGCCCCATACCCTGATGAAATTCACGGGTATCGGCTCTGACCTTAATTACACTATCGACATCAGCCATTCATCTTTTCCTTTCGGAGTCTGTAAAACGTCCACCAATGATTGAATTCATCGACGGTCATTTGCTGGACGACTGACAATGGTTGACCAAGGCGACTTGCGAGTTCGTACATGAAGTACAATTCCGTAGGCTCGCCCTGGTCATTTATGAGTTTTTTTCGCGCTCTTCCTCATTGTCGGTTTCGATGGCAAGCGCAAAATTACCCAATCGTGTCAGCACCTCTGGATCAACAGACTTCTTGAGCTTGACCTTGTCCTCCAGCGAAAAGACTTGCTCACCCTTTTCGTCATGCAGTCCAAAGATACAGGCATAAACCAGGTAATCCGTTGCATCCCCATCCGCTCGCTTCGCCCACCTAGATTTGTCCTCTAAGGTCAATCGCTTGGCATATAGCTTGGTGTTCCATTCAGGAACATCAATCGTGCGGATATCTTGGTTGCTAAAGTGTGCAACCGCCTCTTCAATAAGCCTACCCATCAGACGGTAGTCGTACTAAGTGCTCCAGAACCCTGCACCGTGATGGTGGCCTCTACCATCCCATCAAACGATGCATTGCGCGTGAACCCCGTCACCAAAGCGGTGCCGGTATAATAGGTGTCGCCTGACTGATCTCCCTCTGGGAAGAACCCAATCGTTACGCTATTGCCAATACCAAGCGCGACTTGACCATTCGTGTCGGTCTCATCCCAAAACACGTCTAACGAACCGCTGAAAGAGTTCAGGGTCGTAATATACGTTCTGCTAGTATCGGTCATCACAGTGTCTTCCACCGTATCTGCTGTTTGTTCGATTGAGAAGGAACGGACTTCTGCTACTGTTGCAGAGCCGACCTTCACAACGCCATCTTGGCCCTTATGTGTAGCCATCGTTTATTCCTCCTCGGAACTTTTAGTTTTCTTGCTGGCCTGCTTTTTCACAGGCTTCTTATCCGCGTTAGATCCGCCTTCACGCACCCACCCTTTGGATTCTAGCCATGCGACATTATCTGGCGCCGCATCAATTGTTGAACCGTCTTTAGTCATTGCTACCATGCTATACCGCCGTTTCCACGTCGTTTTCTTTGGTCTCGTAAAACACTTCTACAGTAAGAGTTGCTCTAGCCACTGGCTGATCACCCTCACCACTAAATTCCGCATCCATATTAAGGACGTTGGTGTCTTTTGCGTTACCACCCCTAGTGATGTCTGTAGCTAAAGCCTCTTCCACCTGCACGCAAATTGTATCAAGCGTATCGTCATAATTACTGACACCCTTGACGTAGATCTCTATCGCGACTGATAGGCGGCGCACTTGCGTCCTCGGCCTACCCATTGACGAATACTCAATCGACTCGTCCCTGGTGTAGATAGCAAGTCCCGGTAACTTGGCCTCCGCTAGTGGATAAACGCGGGTCCGATAAATATTGCTACCAGTAGTAGTAAGCCCGGTAAGCGTCGTAACGATGTTATCTCTGATCGTTTTACGGACATGGGCCATTACTGCTTCTCAATCAATAGCTCGGTCATGCCAGTGCCGTCAGACATGACAACTCTCACAATATAGTTCGTGCCATCAAAACTAACTGAATCACCTTCTGCAGCGGTGCTGACATCCGCTGTACGGACGGTCAACCTTGGGCGCTCTACTGCAAATGCCACAGAGCCACCAGTTTCAACAGCTTCGTATTCGTTATCGACTATAGCTGTTACGTTTCCAGCACTACCGCCGCTTGGCGTGTAACTCACCGTCTGCCCAAAATCCTTGAGCATAATCGCTCGCTGAGTAGCGCCTTCGACCGGCATTACTTAGCTTTCTTCTTGCGCGGCGCGCGCTTTGGCATAGGCTCTTCGTCTAGACCAACAGACCGATCAATAGACTCTGCCTGGTCCAAAGGTACAATCCGACCTATTCCCATCAGACCGTTAACGTCCGCTTCGTTTACATCTTTTCCAGACTCAACGATGTCGCCTACGTTCCACGTGGAACCACTAATCACGCATCGCTTCATTACTTGGTATTTCATATTAACTCCTTGCAAGAAACCCCGCCCGAAAGCGGGGCTCCCATAGTGGCGTTATTAGCCGTCGTTACCGAAAGCAAAGCTCACTGCGTGACGTACTGCTACGTCTACAGATTGCAGTGCAACGATACGCACGGTGCCCGTGCTTGAAGCTGTATACGGATCAACCACAACGTCCAGACCGCCAAACATGCCGATCAATAGGTCATCGAAGTTACCGAAGTACAGGTTACCGCTAGTGCCTTGTGCAGAAACGATTGCTGAATAGCCATTCATAGTACCACCTGGCTCAACAACGAATTGGGCTGTGTTTGTCGCCTTCTCCGTGGTCTTTAATGCGCCATACATATCTGGACGGATGATGTAGGACAAGCTGCCCAACAGCGCGTTATCAACTGCAACTGCCGTTTCCAAAGAAACAACTTCTGCAAACGTCGGATTCGCCGCCGCAAAGTTGGTTACCTGGTTAACACCAGTGGTGTTCAGAATACCTGTTGGGTTACCAGAAGAACCTGATCCTTCCAGACCAGCCGCGTCTATCGCAGTACCGATAGATTTAGCGAGGTCATCACGAATCAACGCTTCAACATCCAAAGAGCTTTGTAGCAGTAGCTGACGAGTAACGTCGGTGAATGCACCCAAGGTCTTAGGTGTCATTGTCACGCTACCGATAGTCATTTCTGACTCAGATGCTGCACCACCCTCTGAACTGATAAATCCAGCGGTAGACACACCAGTTTTCTTGGGGATCTTGACGTTGCCGGTGAGGCCAGACAGCATGCGAGCACCAGCTTGCATTACGCTAGAAGCGTTACGCAGAGCATCAACGAAGTCTTGTCCACGGAAGTCTTCTGCGATCAAGTTAGCATCATTGGTGGTGTTCAAATCACGCTTCCAAGCGCCTAAAACCTCTTGTGGAAGCATAATGCCTTGTGCAGTCGTACCATATTGGTCTGCTGCAGCGCGAGAACATTCAAACTCAAACGCAGCATCTTCTTGGGCTCGACGATCATGCGGGTTAGCCAGGGCGTGCAAAGCTCGCATAAGGCTAAACTGCTTGCGCTCTGTATTGGTCATGCCAATTTCTTTGCTTTCCAATGCGCGTGTCGTGCCGATTTCTTCCAACAGAGCCCCTCGGAACTCTTCAATTGATGCGCCATCAGCTATAGCTTTTTGGGCCATATCTGACTTGCTATGACGAGCGCCTAACTCAACGATCTGAGCGGCGTTCTTTTGTGCGGCTTGACGGGCTTTCGCCTCAACCGCTTCAATATCTACTTCTGACATAATTTGCTCCTGTGCATTGTCAGTTACGATTACGGGTTGTTGCGAAGCTCCATCTGAACGACCCACACCAACTGTCACATCAGCGGGAATCGAAACTAAACTTGCTTCGTGGATTCGGTACTTCTTTACCGTGAAGGTATCCTCAGAAGTCCTCTCCATTTTTTGCACCGAGTAGCCAATGCTTACGTTAGCTTTGATGCCATCGGTGACATCATCAAAAGCCTCTCTGGCAAGTGCGCCTTTTCCAAAGCGTACCGTCGCGCGAAGTCTACGCGCCGAGTCATCCAGGCTTATTGATTCGATAACGCCAACCTGCTTTTCTGGGTCGTGATCCAGTAAAAGTGGTGCGCGTCCTGATTCCAGAAACGATAAATCCATAGCGTCCTTGGAATGTTCTAAAACTTCCATTCCAAACGATCTCTGCACGGGCTCCTCGCTTGATATCGACATTCGGACTGTGCGCTTGTCCTCATTCACGGGTGCAGAATCAATTGTCATGTAGCGGGTGCGGATATCTGAATCGTTCTTACGATCCTCGTCCTCACCATAATGGACATGAGGTCTTTCTTCCTCTGACTCCGTCATCGCAGACTCGCCCTCGTCAGACATTCCCATAGACTCCTTTCGGAACTCTACGATGAAAGAATCTTCTGTTTCTTCAACATCTTGTACCGGCAGATGCCAAGCCATTTCATCAGCCATATAACGCTCCTCTGTAGCAGGTTCAAACTTTAAGACTCTGAAGCGGCGCTCTTTCAAGAACCCTTTCGCCTCATCTACGGTAAATTTATCTTTATCAAAACGTAACGATTGAATCTCTGATTTGCCGTCAAGCAATCCAAATATCACATGGATGCCATCACCCAACTCGTCATTACGCCGCCTAAACTCTTCATATTTATCAGGATTCTCAATCCTAGCAGCGTGTTCGTGCGGATACGGCCTTTTTTCTGCAAACGCACGCTTGCTGCTCATGGGGTGCCCTTGAGGCAGTAAATCCGTATCGTGCTTGCCGCTTCTGAACTTCCCGTTCCGCAAGACATACAAAAATGAGTTAACACGAGCATAAGCCCATTGCTCTGGACTCTTTACCGTCGGTCGAACAGATCCCGGATTCGTGTAATAAGCTCCGACACCGCGCCTGAACACCGCTGATAGAGTTCTGACATTAGTTCTTTTAGTCTTGTCATCGCCCACCTTTTCGTTGTGATCGTCAGCCTTTTTTGTCAGACCTTTTTTGACGGTCGCAGATATTTCCGCCCTGTCGTAATCCTTGTCTGCCGCTTCCATGCTCTTTCGTACCCGCTTGGCGAATGAGAAGCCTGGATCTCCGCCCCACAACGCCCAGGCAATGCGCCCGGCAGATGGATATCCTTCTTCGCCTACATCGAACCCTTCTGCCTTCTTATCAACTTCGTGACGCGAGAAGAAGGAGAACATTCGTGTAACGGTGCTTGTGGATAACTCTTTGCCATTCTTTATGTCGCGAGCGCGAGCGACACCAATCTTTGTGCCGCCTCGACCAAACTCTTTGCGCCATTCCAAACCACGCTCTGCCTCTTCCATCATTGATGCAGTCGGCTTGGTGTCTATTTCAACGCCTTTATACGTCGTCATCCTGGTCACCAGCTATATCTGCATCTACCGGCAAAATCTGACCGGCATACGGCTCAAGCGCGTACTTAACTCCAAACTGCTCCATCAGACTCTTATCGCGCTGTATCTGCGCGAGAAGCTCCTCTACATCCTTACCGTAGTTAGCGGCAACGTCTTGCAGGCTTAATATTCCGTTCTTCAGCCCCAGAACCGCCGCAGTCATCTCTTTCTGTGGGTCAACCCATGACCAGGCTCTTCCGCGAAACTCGCTGCGGGCAGAGAATCGATCGTATTCACGCAACGGAACTATGATTGCGCCCATTTCCATAGTAGAAGCGAGCCAAGCGTCATACACCTTGCGCACAAAACTATCGAGAAGAAACGACTGCATGTTGCGGTATGCATCCCGCTCATCGAGCGCCCCCTGGCGTATGCTTGAATAGCTTGTAGACTCTAAGTCGTTACTTAGCGCGGTATAGCTAATACCCAAACCACTAGCGATACCCTTCAAACATGCCTTATGAAATGAATCGAACTCATTCGACGGGTATTGAGGATCAAAGCTCGTAAACTCCACGCCTTGCGGTAACTGATGGAAGGTGCCGGGCTCGGCCTCCATGATAGGGACGGATGAATCTTCTAAATCATCAGCGACGAAGCCATCACCGGACGGGCTAGTAAAGAAACCCATCTTGCTTGCGCCCACTCTAGCGTTCACTACAGCCGCCTCACGCAGCGCGCCAAGCTGCTTCATGGTTGCCATAGCTGGCGCAAACCATGTCTCTCCGCGCGTCTGACCGGCCCTGAGAGGCATAAATACATGGATCATCTGGTCGGCTTCGATCCGAACATGCTTTGGTGACGAACTAAGTGTCGTAAAGTCGTAATCGCCAGGGTGATATGACAAAAGATGATAAGCGACAGGCTTTTTATACTGATCTAACTCAACACCCATGCGTATTTCGTTGCCGTTGGGCAGGCGCTTCGACATCTCTTCGTCTACGCGATCAGATTCTATGATTTCTAGTGAGATAGAGTCTTGAAAAGATGCGTTACGATGGATGCGAATGAATGCTTCGCCATCTCTAGCGCAAGATTCTATGACCAGCTTCTGGACCTCTACCCAAGACATCCTAGCATCGACCGTGCAGTTACCAGAACGGCCCCAAATTCGCCATCTGTCCTCTACCGCCTGGTTACCGCTAACATCTAGCTTGCCGTCGGTGGTCATAGCCTTCACTTGTAGCGTAAAACCACGATCACCGATTACATTGTTGCGTAAAAGCATCAAATATCGTTTGGCATACTCATTATTACGAGCCAATTCTCGCGCGCGGCTCCTCAAACGCCTTATAGCAGGATAAAGCTCACTATCTGCGCTCCTTTCAGACGACTTGAAGTCATCAAAGAGACGCCCAGTGTTAGCGCCTTGATAGGAACGCTTGTAAATAGGCAAACGGCGTGCGTTTGTGCCTAGTTCGTCTTTTTTGCGCCTGAAAACGTCAAAAATAGCCATTAAAACCGTACCTTGATCGTTTCATTGCCTTTTTTGCCACGTTTGATGCGCTCGCGATTGGTATGCTCGACCACTTCACGTCTGTAATAGTCTCTAGCTTCAGTCAATTCGGCAAAACTGAGCTTGGTAAGGCTTCTACCAGCGATTGAGTAGCTCGAAACGTCATCATCCGCCTTCCCAGACAGTAAAGATTCGATCTTTGCGACCATAATCTCTGCGTGTATACGTGGATCAGCATTATTGTCGTCTAAATCGACCAGGATATTGAAATCGCCGCTGGCGTAGACAATGCGATTACTACTAGACGTTTGTGTGATCTCTAACTGCCAGTGATAAAGACCCGCAGTGATTGAAGCAGATGTAGAGGATGCTATTGTGAATAGATAGCCATCTGATACCTCAGTGGCGACAACCGTGAATTCAGCCGCACCACCCTTATGCAATCTTGCTACATATTGAACAGAATAGGACGCAGTCGGGTAATCTGACACGAAATCCGTGCGCTTCCATTGCACAAAGTCACCGACAGTAAACTCGTCGGGCTCAGTCAGTGGTGCGTTAGCCGCATCGAAGAGGTTAGCCATCAATTACCGCCATGAGTTAGTAAACCCTTTCCTTGTCGGTGGAACGAAGGACTTTTTTTGTCTTTCTGGCCTGATCGTCTGTGATTCTTTGCGCTTTTCTTCATTTATCGCTTCTGCTTTGTCTGCAAAAGCGTTGACGTTCACTCCGATGATGGCATATGCTGCATACGCATACACCATGCAGTCTAGCGCCTCATTACGAGCGCGAATCTTCTCAAAGACCCTCTTTTTATACCCTTTATGGTATCTAGTCACGATTTTTTCTGCAGTTAACTGGCGGAAGTATTCGTCGTTCAAATGATCCGCGAAGTGTATGTATCCCGGCCCTTCTTCTTGTATTCGCATCCTTGCGAACAATAGGTCTTTGACCGTATCGACTCCGATACCAAACAAGGGACATTTGGCTACATTATTCTTGCTCGGCCTACCTGCGACTGGCTTGCCCTCGCCACCAATACCCTTAATAGCAAACACTTTGCGCCCAGCGTTTTTCTTACAGTAGCTGTAGACGCTATTAGTGAAATGACCACCACTGTCAACGCACGCAGCCCTTATCGCTATCTGTCTGCCTGACTCCGTCTCATACTGTTTGAATAATTGGCTATCTAACCCAGACCAAAGTTGCGGCGTGGACGGATCACCGTACAACGTAACGTGATCTATCACCCAGCTTTCGTCATCTCGACCTATACCAATAATACTTATCTCAAGTCGATTGTCCTGAACGTCAACACCAGCCACTAGGATCAATGCATCATCAGGTACGGCAGGCATCTGTTCACGGCGCTCAGACAACATATAATCATCAATGGTCTCGCCAGCATCCGCCCAGGTTTGACCAAGGTAAGTGTTAGTCCATACGCGCAGTTGCTCTGGATTCTTCTTAACGGCGTAGAACTCGCGCACACCCTCATGCAAAGGTGTCCAGGGCGAATACAGACCGTTGATAGCGAAACCAGCTACGCCAGTGAACTCTTTGCCAGCATGCCAAGCGCCGTTGCGTATAGACCAGACGCGATCACTGTCTTCCCACAACACGCCACAATGTTCACACATGTACTTAGCAGTATCGGGCTCGTCCTTATCCCATTTGACGTTTTTCCACTCTAATGTCTGGTATTCCTCACAGTGCTTGCACGGCACATAATACTGGCGCTTATCCGAAAGCTCGTAAGCATCTGCAATCCGACTGTTGTCCTCATTGGTCGGCGTACTCACCATGATGATCTTGCGATTCCAAAAGGTTGAAGCACGCTTTCTTGCAAGCGTTATGGGGTCACCCTCAGACCCAGCACTAGGCGGGTATCGATCGACCTCATCGCAAAGAACAATTCGTATTGGTCTACTAGCGAGCCCTGATGGACTGTTAGCACCAACCATCGTGATAGCACCGCCTGGGAATATCTTATGAAGGGTTGTGTTGCCAGAGTCGCGGGCGCGAGGGTCTTTTACTTTTCCTCGAAGTGCTGGCGTACTTTTGATAAGCCCCGCTGCAACGCGGTCTTTGCTGAATGCTTGAGCCATATCAAGCGTTGGCTGCAATACGAGAATAGGACTAGGGTCGTTATCAATATGATATCCGACAATGTTGAGAAGAATCTCGGTTTTACCAAGTTGCGCTCCAGCCATGACCACAATCTCTTGAATAGACGGATCAGCGCACGCATCCATGATTCCCCTTTGGTATTCAGCACGGCTCGTATACCAGCGACCAGGTTCCGCACTACTTTGTGAGTCTAGCCGTCTTTTTTGGTCTGCCCATTCGCTTACGCTTAGGCGGGGCGGCGGTCTCAGCGTCTGCATCGCCATCGTCAGATGGGAGGACAGTAGTTTTGGTAGGGTCACTGCTTGGTTCATAGTTGGAGAGTTCCTCTAACGCTTCTGTTATTAGGTCTTCTAGGATCTTCTGACAAACCCCTGCTTGAGCTTCTGTCGCCAGTATGGGCGCACCTTTGGTCGGTATAGACATCAGTTTCGACTTGAGAGCCCCAAGCACATCATTCCAAGCAGAAACTACATCCTCCGCAGGCACTAGCTCTCCTCGAACCTTCTCTAGCTCTATCTCTGCGATCTGCGCTTCAGCATTTGTCTTGCGAGTTCTGGCTTCATCGTAGCTTGAACCCAACTTGACTCCACCAGTGCTTGGCATAGCTGTTCCTTTGGTTGACGAAGTTGATTATAGGGGCGCTTCAACTGGTTTAGCAAAAGTCTATCGCTACACGTTTTTTGCGGCGCGCGACATCCA